CATTACCTGCAATATTAATGTCATTCCATTCTATATTTAATATATCACCAGCTTTTACTTTTACATTCTCGCTTCTTAAGTAATCAGCGGTATCTAGCATATTGGTAGTATATGATGTAATTAATACACCACCTGCCGTTGGGTTCAACTTACTATATGTCATTGTCCCAAATTCATAAAAAGCATCAGGTTCAGCCCCTGACCAAGATTGGAAATAAGCATTTAATATGTTTTTGGCATTTTGTATTCTATGTATAAACTTAAATGAGTTTTTAGGGATATTTAATCCCATTAACATAGATTTGTTTAGTTGCTTAAAATTGTTTGTGCCATCTACCTGTATAGATGCAGGATATGTTGTCGTATAAGTTGACTGATAATTACCTGCATTATTATATACAAAATAAGACGGTGTAGCGTTCCTAGTTAAACAACCATAGCTTTCTATGTGCCAATGGTCATCTTTATAGTAGCATTCCCACCCATATTTTCTACATAACTGTTCTAATATTTCATAATAGGTTAAGTATGTACCAGGCTCAGTACAAAAGTAATTGTTCCTAATAGACATACTTTCTATATTTCTACCAGCAACACTTGCAGTTTGATAGAATTGATTAACCCATATATCTAACGAAAGGTCTGATTTTGATAAAGCACCTGATATATATTTTATAATAGATGTCTTATCACCTGCTCTAAAACCAAATAGGTTTAAAGTATCAAAGTATAATCTGCTTTGCTTTAGCTTACCTAATCCATCTACAAACACTAAAGAATAACTAGCCAAGTCAACTACGCTAAATTGTATGTTTTCTGATGGTAAAAAAGTTCCTCTCCATATCACACTTGTTGCAGTAAATGAACTACTTGAAGCAGTACCATTCTCAACAGTTATCATTATGTCATTATCATCTGCATTAAGAAACTCTTGAATATCAAAGTTAGGAGAATTGTATATATTTAATGTTGCCTTTGTTGCTATAATAGGCACATAAGAATCACCATCTGCATTAATGGTTTCTATTGTTATTGGGCTTGTAGTTCCATATAATGGATACTTAGCTCCTGTATATCCATCTAAATATATTCTAATTCTATACGCATCTACTACACCGCTAGGTGGTTGGTATATGTCGTTAAATATTAACTCGTATTTAGGTGTTGTAAATGCCATATTAGAATGATAGGTTATTGTTTCTTTGAGCCTTATTCATCAAAATTAGTAAATCATTTCCGCTTATTCTAGCTTCAAGTGTACCGCCTCCACCTCCTATTAAGTTTTTAAGCTTATCTAATGGAGCTACTATTTCAGGATTGCTTCTAGCACCAGGATATTCCCCCATCAACCCCATAGTAGGCCCACTAATAACACCGCCATTAGCAAATGCTTGAACTCCAGAATCTTTCTTTTTATTTAATGATGCTTTTAATGCAACACCAGCAGCGATAGCTAATACACCCACAACTAATCCTGCTTTAAACTTCCCTTTTTCTAAAGCCTCTTTTGCTGCCTTAACAAGAGCAGAGTACATTATTAATGCTTTACCAATTTGTATTAAAGCATCTGCTAATATGTTACCTAAAATACTAAAATCAAATTTTCCTGTGGCAATTAACTGACCAATAGTTTCACCAATTCCTTCAAAAGCAGATTGTAAAGTATCGCCTAAAACAGTACTAATTACAGCAGAGATTTTACCAAAGCCAGCCATAGTTCCAGTAAGCTTCATAATAGCAGAATTTATTAATTCTGTAGCTGCCACATTCCCTGCTGCAAAAAATTGCAAAAACTTTAATTGGTCTATTTTATTTTTTACATCTTCTTGTTGTAATAAAACATTATTCTTATGTAACTTTAATTCAACCCTTAATTGCTCGTTTAATTTATTAATATAATCTCTAGTATATTTAACTTGAGCATCTGATTTTTCTTTTTGTATCTGATCCCATATTCTATTAGAATCTCTATATATTTTAGTTTCAAAATCTATATTAGCTTTTATGCTATCTTGGTTTCTTTTAAATTCTTTTTCTTCTGCTGCGATTCTTTTCTTAGCATTTTCATCTAATATAGTATTTAACTTTTCTTCAAATAATTTATCATTAGCTATTCTATCTGATTGATATCTTTCTCGTAAGTCTTTTTTATTTTTTTCATATGTGCCATCTGCCATAGCTCTGGCTACGGCTATTCTTTCCTCCTCATTGATTATAAGATTACCGTAATCTCTAAATAAGTATATATCATCTTTATATGCCTTTTGTTTAGCCCTTAAAGAATCTAATGCAAAATTATCTTTTACCGCTGCCCCTGCTCCTCCTTTTTTACCTTTGCCTGTTGGTTTAATACCTGCATCAGAAAGCATTTTATTTGCTTCTTTTTCAAGATCAGCACCTTGTGCCATTAATGCATCAAATGAAGATGCACTTAAATTTTTAATGTCATTTACTAATACCTTTTGAGATTCTGCATAATTTTTAGTAAATGCTTTTGCAAACTTAGTTAAAGACACACCGTCTAGTCCCATTATACCAACCTGGTCTAGTGCATCCATTCCTGCTGCAAACTTAGTTAAGAATGATGTTTGGTCTTCGCCTGCTGCTAATCTTCCTGTTTTAAAAGCCTCTTGTGCTTGTGCATATTTTTCATTAGCCATTGCTCTTAACGCAGTGGCCTTTACATACATACTAGATTTTTTTATAAAACTATCTTCTGCCTCATTTACACCTTTTGCTATACCCCATGTTTCTCCATATGTTTCATTGTATGTCTTAAGTGCTGCTTCTGCCGTAATGGTTCCATCTCTAACACCATCAAAAATAACCGACATCTTTCTCATTTCAACCAATGCTTCCGCTTCCGCTTCTGCACCTTTAGTTAAAACCTCTGTATTCCTTTTATGTGCTTCAGCCACTCTGTCAATAGCTTGTTCTGCTTTAAAAGAACCTTGATCCCATGCCGTAAATAAAGCAATGATTGCTGAACCAACTAAATATAATGGCCCTGCCATACCTGCTATACCACCCATTAACGCAGGTAAGTTATTTTGAATACCTCTAAATCCATAAGGCAAATCCTGTAACACTAATGCCCAGTTAGTCCATTGCATATTGGATTTCTTAACTGAATCCCCAGCTTGTTTAGTAGCCTTTGAGACCTTTGTTGTTTCTTGTGTAGTGTGAACTATACTAGCAGCTAAAGCATCATATTGTGCCTTTAATTTTTGCACTTGTGGATTCATTGGTTGAAGCCCCAATGTCATTAATTGCTCCATTGACCTCTTAAGAGCATCCATCTTATCCTTAACAACATTAGTAGAATTGCCAAACAATTCAGCCATCCCATTAATCTTATTAAACTCTTTATTTAATCCACTTGAGATTCTTCTAAAGTCGGTTTCAAAAGCAGTAGCTACTTTAGCCATTTTTAAAAATGCACCTTCGGCTTCTTTAAAGTCTGCCGTTATCCTAATCTGCATTAAATCATCTGCTGCCATTATATTATCGGTTTAACAATTTTATATTTTTCTAGAACTGATTGCAATTCCCCTTCCGTCATTACCCTTTGCTTTACAAAGTTACGAGTATCGCAGTCTAATTCAATAAGCTCTTGTGGCTTAACTTTCTTACCTTTTGGTAACTGAATATTTATTAGTAGTGTTGTCTGCCACCTAGTTCTAATCCATTGTTGCTCTTCCTCGTGTCTATATCCGTACCACACAAAATCTAATTCAGCCATGGTCATCTCCCAAAACAAATGGGGAAGCACTTTGCACTCCCCCATTGTATATCTTTCTATGTCAATCCACTCTAATTTTTTTTTACTCCATCCTTTTTAGTTGACTTTGTTGGCTTATCTTCTATACCGCTATTCATGCTTTCTGAAAGTGTTTTCATGACATCTTGGAACTTTTGACTAGTCATTCCACCCATATCATCTATCCAATCACACACTTCCATTTCTGTAAAGCTTGGTGTAACCCCTTGAGAATATACTGGATATTCAGCAGCCGATTTCATCAAGTTCACAATAGCATCAAGTGAATCTTTGCCACTTAAAGCTTCTCCTATGTCAGAAGGCCCTATCCCTTGTAATTGACAGAATCTTTTAAGACTCCATGTACAAAAACGCATCGGTATCTTCTTTCCATCGGAAAGAGTTAATTCAAATTGTCCTCTCATATGTTTGGTTTTTTTGGTTTGTTTTTACTATGCGTTGGTAGCGATAGTTAATGGCCCTGTTCCTTTGAAAGAAACTGAGTAAGTAACTGGATTCTCCATATCAGCAGTCATATCTACACTCTCAATAAATGCTGAACCTGAATAAATCACATCACCTGTAACTGGAGTTACACCACCAACTGTTGAGTTATCTACTGTAGTAAACTTAACTGTAACCGCAGTTCTAGCGATTGCTAAAGCATTCAATTCAGCAGTAGTTACATAAGTAGCAACTGTTCCTGGAACTACTGTAGCTAAACCATCAGTTGTTAAAGACCAAGACCTTTGCCCACCAATTTCATCAGCCCATCCTAAGCTTTGTTTTGTAGATGCGTCTGGAGCATCGATAGCCAAACTTAAAGAACATGAAGTAGCGAAACCTATTACTTCAGTTCCAATTAGAACTACTAATGAAGTTCCGTTAAATACACTTGTTGTTGCCATTTTATTTTATTTTTCTTTTATGTTAATTGATTCACGAAATGATCCATTGTTATCACCCTTCTAAACACATATGCCTCATCCACATAGTCAAAGGTAGCAATATTACTACTAATCTTACAAGTCACTATTTTAAAGTCAGGTGCGGTACTAGGATAGTTCGGTGGTCTAACACCTACTATTTCTAATAACTCATTTGCATAAGTATCAACCGTTTTCTGCCCTACTTCCCCTGCTTTAAAAGTCCTGTAAACTATGTCAAATTGGATAGTAACATCAAAGCCGAAACTCTGCTTATTACTATTGTCCACTTGTGTCTGACTGCTGATAATCAAATAAGGCGGTTCTACTGTGTCAGGTGCTATGGTATCATAAGCAGCTAATGAGTAGGAAGCCGAGATAAACTTATCGTAATAAGCTTTCCTTAATGTATATCCGCAGTCCTTCATTTTGGTACAAATTTAATGAAATATATTTATATTTCTTTTTACTTGATTTTAAATGCTCTAATCCTTTTTAATGCCTTTGGGTACTCAATATCAAAATTAGAAAATAAGTACGATCTATATGGCATATTATTATTCCTTAACCCTCTTCCTCTAAAAATAGATGCGTATGGCAAAATATTTTTATTGGCTATATTATATTTCCTTTTTGGCACATTAAAACCGCTACCAGTACCAAACTCCACATAAGGGCCATATTTGGCATTAACTATTACCTCTGCAAAACTTCCATTATAAGGCATTGAATTAATGCTTCTTGATAAGAATCCTGTTCTTTTATATGGATTTTTTGCCCCTGTAGGGATAGGTGGTAAATCAGCAGCATCGATTCTAGCTTCTTGAGCTATATTAGCAACCATTGTATTTAATTCATTAATAGTATGCTGCTTAAATTGCTCATAACCTGTTGCAAATTTTAACTTCAATTTCTCTATGCCTCTTACTTTTAGCTCCATTACTTAAGTGTTGCACAACCTATTAAATAATATTGATTCAAGTCAGCTTCGTTGATAATAGAGTTAATCATATAAGTCCTTGACTTCCAAGTTATTACAAGAGCATTAGTAAATGTTTTGCCTGTTGTATATCTGATCCTAAATGTAGCTCCATCGTTAATACTATCCTTACCTGCTATATTAGTCCTAGAATTGGTATTAGTGACCAATTCAGCCCAGCAAGTGTAGTATGGTACTAAAGTATTCACAAACCCTCCTGCACTATCAGAAACGCTTGTTTTAGTATTAAATGTAATCCTATTTCTTAATTGTCCTATCATTAGAA